CTGCGAGTGATTGGAATATCTCCTGGATTGTTTGGTTTGATGGATTCGTCTAATCCACCAATGTTTTCATCAGAGCCACAATCAGAGGACTCCTCAATCTCTTGTGAAGATGTAGGGATACCCTCGCCTGATTGCTCAAAAATGGAAAGCTCCCCAAGTAATTCCGCATACTTCTCCATAGCACCAACAGACGCTGCATGTTGCATCTGTTTCATTCGCAAGCTCGAAGCAACTTGTAAAACAAGTTGTTTCAAGTCAATGGATTCAGAAAATGTTGAATCAACACCCTCTGTTGGAAACACGAAATCTTGGAAATTGATGGTCTTTGCACGCCAAGCTTCCCAAGGTATGCAAGAAAGGACATCATCAGCAGTCTTATGCTCTTTAGCACCCAAATTAGTCAAACGCTGTAAGAACTCATTCTCCATCTTATCATAATCCATCTTACCATCAATGGAATATTCAGGAGATGCTTCAATATATACAGGTGTATGTATGCGTCTAACAACGGCATCAGGTGTCTTGACAACCTGGGCATAACTTGTCTCCCGTATATTGGAAGCATTAGTAGTGCCAAGGAGCAAAGGTGAATCAAAGAAAAACTTCCCTTTACTAGGCAAATCTGCCATATTCAAAGGAAATAGCCATGCATTCACCATTCGTATGATATTCTCATACTCACTGTCTGCTTCTCCCAATGCTGGAACTTTTTGAAACAAATCATCTACTATCGTGCATTTCTGCCCGACGTATCCATTCCAGTACTCTGTCGAGCCCTTCTGGAACAATTGTTTCATAACATCCGCCGGTTTTGCTTCGCCTGCGGCAAGCAAAACTGAAACAGCAAACTTCACTAAAAGCGAAGATTTGCCAACACCCGCTTTGCCCGTGAATAAAACAAAATGGGGCTCGGCTCGAAAATTCTTGCCTGCAGTGACAACTCCCATGAAAGGCTGTAATGCAAACTCCAAGTTATCCAATGCTCGCTTCATAATAGCGCTCAACTCCATATCCTTGAGGGTTTGCAAAATAATATAACCTTTCTTCACGTGGTCATAAATCTCCACAACTTGAGTGGTTGTGGGTTTGTCCAATAGACAAGATTTAAACCTGTGAGATTCAGTTGTCCACTCCTTAACTGCCCTATATGCAGCATCACCAAGGAAGACAGTCTTCTGCTTACCATCTTTGTCTTTAACGCTAACTAAAGACAAAATGGCGTTAATAACAGCTTCGCATATTGAAACTGCCATCTTGAACAAAGACTCCAACCCTGATGACAGACGTGGTAAAATAGCAACTCTCGTCATCAAAACAGTCATGAGTTTCCCAGCCTCTCTTGGCAAGTATGAGAAACACATAACTGACATGATAAGAGCCTTGAAAGGGCTGTCGGAAAAGCCAGATTCTTGTCGAAATCCGACATTAAAATGGCATGAAACAAAGCCCCACATCTTCTTACCAAATATGGCTGCAATAGCGGTTGTAATAACGACAACCACCGCCGTGTTACCAGCAAACTTGTCAAGTAGCCAATAAGCAAGAACTGCCACAGGGACAACCCACATCTTATCTAGCAAGGATACAACAGCACTCTTAAGTGATTGAAAGATATTAGTAATATCTTCCAATAACTTATTAGCCATGTTTGATCCTTTCAAGGCATTTTGTAAAATACCCAATGCTGCTGAACCTGCTTTAGCAAGAAAAGCTCCAACGCCAACTGCCCCAATAATAGGCAGAGCTTGGCCTATATCTCCAAAACCCTCTTGACGAAACTCATCATCTTCAGGACGAATGACAGATACATTCTGACGAGCTTTGCGCTCCTTCCGAATGTCTCTTTCGCGAGTAACTTTGGGAAGCATTTTCCTAACGTCTCGGTATCTGCGTTTAGCAGACTTGCGTTGTTCGATATCTCTCTCAAATCTTGTAGAAACCCGATTCTTCTTCGCTTGAAAGTCACTGTGTGTATTCATCGTAGTTGTATCTGGTTCGTAGATTTTAAGACCCCGAAGGGAAAGAATTAAATCGGTGCGCAATGTGCGCACGAAATATTTCAAGGGTTATGCCCTACCATATTGGTTCGTACTAATGACAGCGGACCTGTAATACAGCAATCATGTCAAATTCGGTTCCAATAGCTATCGGGAAAACATTGAAAGATGAATGGTATGGCCCCATAACCTTGGTACTGGATGATAGCATCAACAGTATAAAATGCATCTCAAAAGAGATCGGCAGAGCTGGGCTTACAGATCTTGGCCAGGTGCCTAACGGTTCATAACCCTTATGGAACTATAGTCGAATCGCAACTTCGTTCCAGTGTCTAATCAGCCGATGATATTAGCCGACGATAAAGAAGGGGAATCAATCTTGCAAGTCTTGTTTGATGTAAGTACATTGAAGGTCAAACAATAAACCCCATTCAAGTACTTGGTTTGTTTGACTTTCAAGTCATACACTCTAAGGCTGAGTGATACCCCGTGACACTGTACACGGTCAGGAACCTTAACCTAGATACCGACGCCATATAATCGACTTAATAAGCAATTATATAACGAACAGGCTCGCCCATTAAAGGGAGGGTAAAATATCCAATTACTGATCTGAAGGACATAATCCAGCCGAATGTAATTGGCAATAACTTGCGCGTATATTTAAT